CCTAAAACAAAGCGGAGAGACGTTGCCGCCTCCCCGCCATTAAACATTTCTATTAAATTACTCGCCCGGTACAAAGTCTGGATTATTCTGTGAAGTTCCAGAAATCGCAGCATTAGGGTTAGTATAAGTGTCGTGATTGTTCTCAAACTCATCAAGAACCGAAGCAACACCCTTATTACCAATCGCATCAGCTCCACCAGCACCAATGTTGTACTTAACAAGCTTAACCATTGAACCACTCTCAGACTTCAGACATTGAACTGTCATTGAGAATGTAGCTGGGTCACCATCAGCTTCCATTGTAAGACTTACGTCCTCAGCAGAAACTTTTCCCTTTGGAATGATGAACTGCAGGAACTCATCCTTACCAGAAGCAACGTTTCTAGCATAAGTATCACCAGTGATGTAGTAAGTGTTCGAATTGAACTCTGCACCGATATCAATTGTAACACCACCATTGATAACGCCATTATTAGCAGTTCTAGCAGCTGCAGTAGAAGTGCAATCTAACAGGTCGAAAGTAATAAACTCAACAGCCTGAGTTCCACCTGTATTCTTACCAGTAGTCCAATCTACAGTAGCAGCAGCCATAGGAACTGGATCAGCAACTTCTGTTCCATCGGTCTTCTGATAACTAAAAGCAGAAACTAAAGTTTTAGCAATATACAGCTTATTGTTAGCAATATCAAAAGTAAGATAGTCATTTCCAGACTCCTTAATTGCTTCAAGGCTGTAACGAAGAGTCTTAAGAACTTCCTGCTTATCGCCATAAACCTTCATGTCTCCACCGAACATGATGCCAAGAGACTTCGCGCTATATACAGCATCTTCCATCTCGATAGTAAGTTCCTTGTTAGTATCCCATGAAAGAATCTTAACATTACCCTTACCACCTCTAGCATCAACTACTTCAGAGCTTTGGCTCAGAGTAGAAGTCTTCAGAGTATCAAGATAAAGCACTGGAGCAGAAGGAGCGCCCTTTGAGTCAAGTTCATAGAACATAACATCAGCGACTTCTTTAATAGCATATTTATCAAGAATAATTGCCATATTAAATAGCCTCCTATAATTCGTTTTCGTCTATATTTTTAATCCAATATTTTGGTTTAACTTTTTTACTATCCGCGCCAGCAAGTAATGACCGTATATCAATATCATACGATTCTTTCTGCTGTTCCATGGCTATAAGCCAAGGTATACACGCATAGCTTATCTCTCCGATATTAAGTGGAGTTAATCCAATTCCCATACAACAAATTGCCGCCAAAAGAGTTCCAAAAGTAGGCCCTTTTTTAGCTTTTTTCTTAGCTACAATTCTTTCATGTGCTCTTACTTTAGCCTTCCAACGTCTAATGCGCGGGTCTAAATCTGGTTCTTCTGGCTCCGGTGGCTTAATAGGATTCTCACCCATAGCCATTCGTATACAATTTTGAAAATCAAAATAGTTTTCTTCAGTTATTAGTCTCGGCTCGTCCAAATCTACATCTGGGTCGATATCTTCTTCTAATTTACCAATTAAAAACATTTCAATTTCAGGAACAATTGCTACTGGTTCATGGATAAATTTGTCCATAGCCTCATGGATTCGGCGCCGCATCTCTTCATCTTGATAATACATTATCATTAGATACTGAAAGGGAGTAGGTATTTTTTTAATTCTCTCATCCTCTCCATAGGCTTCTTCTAAATCCTCTTGAGTCATGGTTAAAAGCGATTGATATATTTTAAACTCTTTATTACCAACCACATCATTTACAGTCGGTGGATAGACTTGACATATATCCTTAAAATCAATAGGATAGCCAAGAAATATCTTTGAATTAATCATATGAAGTAATCATAAAGGTTTGTTCATATGCCCCAATTTCTTCAGTTAAAAAGTTTAAAGCAAAGTCACCACCGACCATTTTACCTAAGCCTTCAATTTTTTTACCATTTAGAGACTTCTGAACTTCACCCATTATAGCAAAAGGACGCAAATTAGAATCTTTAATAATCCATTGTGTTAAAGGTACGAATATTTCTACACCAATTACTATATTCCTAAACTCATTATTTTGTGCCAGACCTTGACCGCGGGCCACCCTAACAGCAACTACAGAATGAGCAGTTTCTTTCGGACCAACTCTTGGTACAATTTTAACTAACTTTTCAAAAACTTCATTCTGTATTTGCTCTTGAGTCAAATCTGCATGAGACAGCGGGTCTTTATCTGTATAGTATAAGAGTTTTAATAAGTCTTGATTTGCAAATAATCTTTTAATTACATATTGTAAATTAACGCCCAATTCTGCACAATTTCTTACGCTCATACTCCACTACCCCCTCTATTAATCCAATAAAAATCACTTTCATCGTCTGCTTGTGTTTGAGCAGGTGGAGGAGTTAAGTCTCTAATATACTGAGGGTCGACAGATACAAATTCAACTCCAGGAGTTGACTGTATATCATAACCAGTAACTACATAAGCTTCTTTTAACTTACCCTCACCAACTTCCAAATAATCATCCTTACGAATGTTTTCATTTAATGGAGTAATAAAGAAGCTTAATTTTAAGTTCTCAGTATATAATACTTTATTTCTACTTCTAGACTTAAGTTCATCTTTTAACATATTATCCTCTTGACCATAGAAATATGCCCAAGTTGAACATTCTTGTCCTTCGCGATTTTTCCAAGTTAAGAAGTGTGTCATTTTAATCATAATATATCTATTATAACCACTTGCCACATAATCTTCCAACCAATAAATCATCCAAGGCTCTCTTATACCGTTCTTATCTGGCATCATTAAAATAGTCCCATTTGGCATATCTAAATGCACATCTGTTAAAAGATAATGTAAAGTCTTTGTTTCATTCTGTTTTGAAGGAGTAAATTCTCCTTCATATTCTTGATTCTCATAGTTAAAAGTTACATAATAAACTGAACGCTTCATCTGCAATTTGAAGTTTTCTTCACGCTGCCGCTGCATACGTGATTGAAAATCAATCCCGTATCTATTAAGTCTTTTTAAATACACATCTTCATAATAAGCCATAATTATCCCTCCACTCTAGAGAGTAAAGACATACAATCAAATATAGTCTTTCTAAAATATTTATAACTTAAATGTCTACAAGATGCAAGCTTATGATACAAGGAATAGTAATCAATAGTACGCTCATCTATATCAAATCCCTCAAGTTCAATTAAAATTGAATCAAGAAAAGATTCCCAATCACGCCCGCGCTCATACTCACATAACAAACCGTATAATTGACTTTTCAGTTTATTATTATAAGCTTCCAACATCTCTGGAACATAATCCATTCTATTCACCTGCCAATTTTGTATAATCAAATGGCTGTCTTGACCTCGCACGATAATAAATTCTTTCTAAATAACGTGCCTCATCTCTTTCTTTGTTAAGAAGCTTCTGTAATTTATCAATTAAATTGGCTTGTGAAAAATCTCTTTCCACATATAACGGCTTGATGTTTTCCCATGTAAGAATCTCTCTATTTAACCATTCACACTTCATGAAAGTAGCTAAAATCTGAATTTCTTCAACACCTAAGTCACCATAGAAATTTCCGAATTCATCAATGTCGATATTAACTCTAGGAAACTTAAAATGAGCAATCGCTCCATCTAACAGTTGTCGCCAATCCGCTTCAATCTCTTCGTCGGTCCAATTCAACCATTCATCTTCTAACATTTTTGATAAAAATGCTTCATAAACCTTATGGATGGAAGTCATTTTATGCCTCCTGTATAGCCTTATCTTCCCTATTTAGTTTAATCGCACTCAGAATATCAATACCTACAGCCTTTAAAAGAATTTCTGACTTATCGAAATCAGCTATTTCATTAGCAATAGCATAATTAGCTAATTCTAACTGTTGCTCTCTTGGAAGCTCTTTAACTTTCTGTCTAAACTCATGAATAGGCATGTGTTTTAAATAACGCTCTCTTTGTTTATCATCAAGAGTGATAATATTAACTGGCTCTGCTGCTCCTTCTGGTTCAAGACCAAGTCTAATTTTAACTTCCATATCATCAATACCAAGAGCACCGTTTTTAAATAAACGCTCAACTCCTGGATTGAAAATAGCTTCTTCAAGTTGTTCAAAAGGAATTACTCTAACAACTCCTTTTCTTTCCCAAACTCTCTTAAGTCTCATGTCTGGAATAGACATAACTACTCTGCCTGAGATTAAACTCTTAACTTTTACCTTATCTTCCATTTTATTACTCCTTTTAACTCCTTAAATGTAGTGGTTTTACATAGAGTGCGGCGACCCAGCCGGTTAAGAAATAAGTTCAACCTATTCCGTCGTAAGTTGAGCGGCCGCAATGTAAGTATAACAACTACACACTATAAATAAATAAGGGAGGGGACGAACCCCTCCCCTTAAAATTCATTAAATATATTCAAGTGTCTCTGCATATGTAGGCTCAATATCCTCATTCTTGTAAATAGCCCAGTTATGGTATGCAAGAATAGCAGAACCCATCTTTCTATAAGTATGAATCTCCATTGACTGATCTCTATTAACGAAATCATAAACTTGTGTGTTGCCCTCGAAGACAATCTTCACAACTCTCTCACCACCAGTAGGCAGAACGTAAGCAAGTTGTGGGTCAATCCAAGTCTCAGTATTGCTCTCGTCAATGAATGACTGAGGAATCTGAACGATTGGAGTACCTCTGAAGAGATTAATGTATCCAGTGTTATGAATAGCATCGATATCCTGTGGATGATATACACCCTGATAGTTAGTTCCAACTGGAACGATATCATCAGCTCCCATAGCAGCAATGAATTCAGGTGGTGCGAAAATAACAGCACCAGAACCGTAAGCTCTTACTGTTGAGATAAGCTTCATCATTTCAGCACTATCCCAAGAACCAGTAACTCTGTTGTTTTCTGGAACACCAGTCTTCTCTACAGCAGCACGAAGTGCTTTCTGAACCTCTTGATATACAGCGTCTGTCTGTGCTTCAGTAAGAAGAGCAACAAGCTCAGCCATATTCTCTGCTCCATCAAGCATTCTCTCAAAGTCAATTCTGCAAGCTCCGCCGATAGCGTGTGCAGAAACTTCAAATCTACCGACATCCAGTCTGAATGTCTCATATACGCCAGAAAGACCAACCTGTGTTAAGAACTTTCTTGCTCTAGTTCTACCAAGTCTTGTCTTAAACATAGCTTTCTGACCCTGTGGAACCTGCTGAACTTCAGCAAAGATACCAACAGCATCAATAACCTTATTAGGAACTACCTCATCAGCAGCCTTAATAACGATATCATAGATGTCATATCTATTTCTCATAAAGTCGTTTACAGAACCGACTAACTCCTTAAGTCCATCACGCAGAGCGTCATCAACGTTTTCAACAGAGAAGTTAGTAGGAGCCTGACCCTTAGCCGCGTATACAGCTAACTCTTTTAATTCTTGAATAGTCATCTTCTATACCTCCCTATTATGCTTTGATTACCTGGAACTTAAGACCAAAAGTACCATCAGGCATTGTAGTCTTCTCTACAACCTTCAGAACCGGACCAGCCTCTGGAGCTGAATCAGAAAGTGCAATCGCACCCTCATCACTAACGCCACCATACATAGCAGCTTCATCAAGAGCTGCGGCAGCAGCCTTTACAGCATCATCATCAGCAAAATCTTCTGGGTCATAGCAAAGGCAGTTAGTTGTGAAAAGCTCACCTACCGAAAGGAATCCAAGTCTTGGATAGAATGAACCTCTTTCAAGCTTGAAATCCTTCAGACTGTTAGCTCTCTCATCATACATATGCTCAGCAGTATAGTTGAGAGCAACTGGGCAATCTGCAATAACAGCACTCTTCGGGAACTTAACGGTCCTGTTAACTCTATCTACGGCAAGCAGCATTCCATTCTCAGCTGGAACTGAAGCGAAATCAGTAGCATCAAGCGCGCACTGAGCTTCAACACGTCCATCTCTTGGGAAGGCTACCTGGTTTAATTCTAACTGACCATAACCGTCAATTACAAATCTTTGTACCGCCATAATAAATCCTCCGATTAATTATTATTTCTTATATCTACTCAGAATTCCCTCAATACCCTTAGGAGCTTCATCCTCTTTTGGTATAATACGAGGGGCATCTTCTTTATTTGTGAAAAGCGTTGGTTTTGAGTGAACTAATGTATAAGCAAGTTCTCTATCCAGCTCTTCTCTAGTCATCTCATCAACCTTTTCCTTGAAAGCTTCAAGAACTTCAGCATCAAGCAGGGCCGCATAGGAATCAATTAATGCTTCCTTCTCTTTCTTAAGAGTATCAGCCTTAAATGTAGCTAAATCTTGATTTTCCTCGGTTAAAGTTTGAATAGTTGTCTGAGCAGCCTCAAAATTATTCTCAACATCAGTTAACTTTTCTTCAATATCAGCTTTTTCCTGTTGTAAAGTAGTAATTGTGGCCTCATGCTCTTCAATTTTCTGACTAAAAGTTTCCTTTTCTGCTTCAAGAGCTTCCTTACTCTCAGTTAAAGTAGTAATCTCTTCATCCTTGGCCGAGAAAGTTTCATCAACCTTTTCAAAAGTATCACCATTTAACTTATGAAGCATATCAAGAGCACGCTTTTCTTCTTCGTTTACATCAACGATGAAGCAAGCTTCCATTTTATCAACAGAAAGCGAATCAGTCTCATCGTCTTTTGTATAATATGCTCTCTCATAAGCCCCAGCTTCAACATTCCAAACTACAGCATACTCATCATATACAGCACAAACCATATAATCTAAAATATATTCATTCTCTTCGTTGAATCTAGGGTTAAGAAGAGTCCAAATCATATTGTACTTTCGATCATCAGAAAGTTTGAAATTCATTTGTTCTTCTCCTCCTACGTTTAGTTTAGAATCTAGCTCAAATTGTTGCATACGCTCAGCTAATTGTTCAGCAATTAATGAATAAAATCCTGCACCTTCGAAACAAGGTTCGAAATCTTCGCCTAAAGCCTGAAGACCTAAAAAACATCCATCAGTAAATACAAAATATCTCTTACCATTAATATACTGCCAATCTCCATCAATAGAATCAACATATAATTCCATTGACTGAGCACATTTAGCTATATCTAAAGCCTCTTTTTGATAGATGGCAGTGTAGAGTAACACATCAGTACAAGCATACTCTCTTTCTACACCATCTGAATCAAGATGTCTTTCCCAAGCAAAATTATTTTCAACTGGAACAATACCATAAATTCTACCTTGATAGCGTTGGGTACCATGGTCCGTGAAGTCCTGCTCCATCGAATCATAGATACCCTTCACTGGTGCATAAGGTAAAGACGAAATTAACTTTTCAGCAAACTCATCTGTAATATATGTTCCATTACGATTGCCGCCCTTATAAAAAATACGGCATCTTGCTAAAGACATAGTTTTGTTATAGGCGGTTATGTTACCATAAAGAGAAAGAGAAAAATTAGCTAATTTCTTTTTATCCATTGGTGCTTGAACCTCCGCCATCTAATGATTTTTCATTAGCAATTGTTTTCGCACTCTTTTGCTCGGCCGGTAACTCCGGTCTACCCGGACTATTACCAGATTCAGTATAAGAAGTGCTTAATGGAATTAATTTCTCTTTTAAGTCAAGAACATCATTTTCCAAATCTTTAATGTTACCAAGCTCTTTCTGCGATAAACCCATTGCTAACGCAGGTAAAATGAAACTATATCCAGAATTAGCCATTTTCAAAGCCTCATCTGCATATTTATATTCATTATAAAAAGTTATAGGAAGAATAGTATATTTAAAAGATATATTCGAATTACCAAATTTATCATTAATGATAAAAGTCATAAATCTATCTATTTTACGAGCAAAAACCATCATTAAAGCCATATCATTATTGATAGAAGTCTCTAACGAAAGATTTGATTCAGTTCCAAATAATTGTGGACTTGAACCCGCCGTAGAATAAATATTAGTGAGAGATTTCTCAACACTACTTACAGCGTTATCATTAGAGGTTTTAGATATAATCGCATCAACATCTGCGTAAGTAGTAAGTACAGAAATGTTAGGATTACCCTTCAACATCTGAACAGTACCCTTATGCATTACTTCAGCTTCATCTGGTTCAAACAATAATGCCCCATCTTGTAAATGAGGTATTCTTTGAACTAGAACCTTTCGAATTTCTTCTAAATCTCTTTCTTTATTAATATCTCTTGCTTGGTCATATTCAATAGCGGCAGGAATTATATTTAAGAACAGTGGGCTTCCATTAAGAAATGGCAGACAAACTCCCAATTCTGCTGGTATATATACCCATTTTTTAACTTTACCTAACTTATATCTCTTATACCAGTTTGAAACTTCTTTTGGATAGGCTTGTAAAATAGCCTTTTTCTCATCTTTGTCTATAATACTATCAAAGTAAGATACATCGAATTCAATTAAATCATTGCCTAAGGTATCTTTAAATCTAGTACGACAATAAAATATAGGCAAATCAATTAAAGAAATACTCTCATTGGTAACAGATTGTAAAATACCATAATAACACCCGTCACGCAACGCGGTAATTGCCATTTTTGTAAACAAATCTGGCAAATGTGCCTTATCAATAAAATTAACCGCACTATTATACTTTTTTGCAATATATGGTTCGGAGAGAGATTTACCAAAACTTGGATTAGGAATTAACAGTCCAATATATTTCAATAAAGTAGCATAATGCAGTAAAATTCGTTGATAAAAACCACCTTGATAAAAGTAGTTTCTAGACAATTTAATTTGTTCAGCTATAGAACCCGATTCAATAATACGTCTAATTTCTTCTAGCGTATATGTTCGACCCGGCCGCCTACGAAAAATATAATCATCATATTTTCCATAGTTGGTTTCGTTGGTTCTAATCATTTTGGTATAGGATTGAGAAAAGTTAGTTAGAAACTCTTTATTATCGTTTCTATCCATCTATTTTCCTCCCGTAAAGAATACCAATTTTCGATTAGTAGAACGCCGGCGGTGACTTTTAGAGTAATATTCTTCTTCCAACTCTTTAATTCTCCATAATCCATAAGAAAAGCTTGAATACTTATCTTTTGGAAAACGAGAATTAATTCGCTCAAGGACAATATCTAAACTCGCCCCGGTCCTCTTTAATCGCAAATTGGACATTTCCTCAAATAAACGTGTAGTCATTTCATGAGGCATTAACCTCATAACTCTTTGTTCAGTGGTCATTTTCTGACCTATTTTTGTAGCAAGAAGTGAACTTTTAGCTTCTTGTTCTTTAATTAAGAAACGCACCATCCCACTAGTTAACCTAGAGTAACAGTTACCATGAATTTTAGAGTTTAAAGGACCATTTGCTTTAATACCATATAGTATAAGTGGTGCATCCTTTGGTTGAATTACTTTATAAGTATCATCATTTTTAAAGCCATAGGCTGGAAGTGGATTTCCTTTTTCGTCAAGTTGCGGTTTAATCATTTCATCTGCTAATCCAACTCCTAATCCATTAGTATCTATTACAACTTCTCGAGGATTGAATTTAAGAATAATATTTTTTAGATCCGCCGCCTGAACTGAAAAAGGTTTAGTTTGAGGTGTACGTCCTAGTACAATTAAATTTACTAAAGTAGAATAAAACTTATTCTTAGAAATGTTAACTCTAAAAATACAAACTGCCGTCTGGTCA